AAACTTCACTGCTGACTCTATTAAGAGTGGATGAACTGCAGTACATGCACCTTCAAATGGTTCTGAAGTTTCTTTTAATTTTAATCCTAATAAATCAAAACCTCTTTGGAAAGTTTCTTCCCATTCTTGTCTTGATTCTTTATCTGATTCGTACTTATCATAAACGTCTGCACCAATCTCTTGTAATCGTTCTTCATCAATAGTTGGAACTAAATTATCATAGTGACCTCCTGGCATACCTTCTTCAGGCATAATAGCAGGATTACCCATTAGGTCAACTACTGCTGACCCATCTTCCATCATTGCCACACTTTCATCAGGAAGAGGTTCGTTAACTATTTCTTCAACTAGTTTTTCTTCTTCGTCTAACTCTGGTGCTTTATCAAATGGATTTTTTTCAGTTGGCATTATATAGTCCTTTGTGTGTTATAATTTTTATAATAATCTCTCATGACACTTCCACCTTTTTTCTTTTTTATAATATTATTTATATATAGTCTTGGATTAATTTCATCAGAATAAGGCATCCTATCTTTAACACTTTGAAATGCTCTTTTAAAATCTTTTGTTTGTTTTAATAATTTTTTTGCTTCTTCTTCTGAAGTAGCTTTAATTGTAGCCATTCCTCTATCTTCAAGTTTAAAAGGTCTTTCTCCTGGAGATTGTAGTTTAGGTCCTACTAATTTAAAACTTATATTATATTCATTTAAATCATCAGTTTTATTTAAAACTTTAAGACCACCAGGATAAAATTTATCAATTACTTTAGCTTGTAATTCATCATTAGTTATTAAATTTTCATCTTTTTGTTTTAAAAAACTATTTATTGTTTTTTGGTCATTTGATGATAAAGGTTTTCCTTTAAGTTTTTCAATAATTTTTTTTGAATTATTTTTACTTATATTACTTACAAGTTTAAAAATTGATGCTGCTGACATTATATAGTCCTTTGTGTGTTATAATTATATGTATTCTTTTCAACCATTCCCCCTGTTTTCATATTTACTATTCTATCGTAAACAACATGTTCTTTACCTCTAACTGATATTGTTCCAACAGGTTCTCCTAATTCTACAAAACCTTTCATTGTTGGTCTTAGTCTGGGTTCTGATTTAGACTCAGCATATCTTGATAAATTTACACCTTTAGGAAAATCAGCTTTTAATGCATAATAATGTTTACCTTTATTCTCAACAGAAACTAAAGTTGGAACTTCTTCAAAACCTTTTGGAGCATCTATCCATTTCCATCCTGCTTTCTTTTTAAATAAATTTGTTTTTATTTTTGTTGCTCCTTTAACATCAGGACTTCCAACAATATCAGCTTCAATAGGACTAGCTTTAAAATTTGGCTTTCCATCTTCACTAATAGATATAGTTGCATCTTTTAAATTTTTATTAGTTAAAGATTCTTTTGTTACAGGGTTTAAATATTTTCCTCCTTTTTCATATTCTACATCTTTTAAAAAAGGTTTAAAATCTTTACTTGTTCTATCTAACATTCTTTGAGGAACTGGAAAAACATTAATTCTTTCAGCTACAGATTCTAAACCTTCTTTAACAGGAGTAGTAGTTATCCCTCTAGTCGTAGGAATAGCTTTAGCTGATTGTAACTTTAATAAATTAAATAATCCTCTGGGTAACATAATTTTCTTTCACAGTTATTAATTTTATATTATATACTTAAAACTTCCAGTATGCAACCCTTTTTTTTCTTTCATAACCTTCTTCATAGTCAGGGTCATCTGGATGAACTAAGTTCCAAGATTCTTTCATATAGTGTATTGCCATAGTCATTGCGTCTACTTGGTCATCATGACGTGCATTGGGAAACGTAATCATCTCACTGTACAATGAATCACTCCAGTCGTGTCCTTTTGGTAGCATTACTCTACCTGCTTCCATCATTGGTGTTGCTGCGTACACTCTGGCAGTCTTGTCCCTATCAGGGATATAGTCCAACACAGGTAGACCTGCCCTACGCATGTCTTGTATCAGAGATTGACCACTTGCCTTTTTCTCAATTATGCACACATCTGGCTGATGATACTCATACAGTTCTTGAGCCTTTGACCTTAATGTGGGATAGTCAAACCTACCACGTTCATTACCTAGTAATATAAGTTTTGACACCCAGTTCTCAGCTCCACGTGAATCTACTTCCATCTCTTCAAAGATACCCCACGTTTGAATGACACTATAGTCAGCAGTTGTTTTGGTGGAAAAGGCAGTGTCATATGTTTGAATAATATAACTACATGCAGGTGGTTCTTCATAGTCCCACCATTTAACCCATTTCTTTTTAATCAGACCTCCCTCATCAGGGACAGGATTTTGCATGTACAATGATTCCCAATAACGTGAACCATTACTTGCCTTTATTTCCTCTTCATCATTTTTCAATATTGAAGTAGGCTTCCACTCAGGAAAGTATGAAGAGCCTTCTGGGAGACCCAATAACTTACTTGACGATTCGTCTACCCAGGCAGGAATCTTTATTACTTCCCATTTGTTTTGTAATTCAACTTGTGATTCTTGTCGTAATAACCACCCACATAAATCGTCCTCATGATAACGTGTGTTGATAATGACAATTGAACCATTAGGCATGATACGTGTACGTAAACCTGAAGGGTACCATTCCTTTACATATCGTCTACCAGTTTCACTAAAGGAGTCCTCTTCAGACATTACGTCATCTAGTATGGCAATATGTGCACCACGACCTGCAATCTGACTTCTAACACCTGCTGCATAATATGTACCACCTTGATTTGTTTTCCATTTACCTGCTGCTCTTACGTCACTACGTAAAGTAACAGATGGAAAGACAGTGTTGAACAAATCATAATTAACCAAGTCTCGCACACTTCTACCAAAGTCTGAAGCCAGTTGGTCTGAGTGTGAGACAGTCAGTATCTCACTTTGTGGATGTTTACCTATGTACCACGCAGGAAATAACTTTGAACAGATTACTGACTTGGAAGAACGAGGAGGAAGAAAGACCATCAGTCTTTTTATTTCTCCACTTTCAACCTTTTGTAATCTATCAGCTATAACATGTATATGTCTACCCATTAACCAGTCAGGTACAAGGGTAGGTGCAAACATAGCTATAAAATGTAAAAAGCTGTCCTTAGATTGTTGTACTGCTCTTTGAAAGTATAACTCTCTTAACTTAATTAGATTACTATTTGTATTATTATCTTGCGACTGTATTAGGTCCATAATTTATCACTGGTGATTTATATTCTTTTGGTTTCACTCTTCGTGCAAAGTTTGAAGGTATAAGCCAAAAGGTGGTCCCCTTAATTATTTTTATTCCCATTCTTTTTCATTGTCCTTAATAATCTCTACAGGAACGTATGGCTTTGAAAAATATTTTTTATTATATTCATCAATACATTCTTTACAGATTGTTCCTATAGTTGCCATTACCATTATGTATAATAACCATGTAAATAAAAACATGATACAGCCATAATAAATAACTGACCAAAGTTTATTTATTAATGTTTTCCAGCTTGACAACATTCTCATAATGTTTAATCTCACGTTCAAGTTCTTCAGGAGACTTGTTTGTAATGTCTTGTTTAATTTCTTTACGTTCAATTAACATACCCATATGTTTACCTATAAACTCCATTGCTCTATTAGCATTGGTTAAATCATTTTCTGCCATACCTTGATTATAGACTTCTATAAACTTTTTAAGAACTTCATTGGCATCCAGTGCCATATGTTTAACTGCTTCTTGTCGTAAGTCATCAATACGTGCTCCTATACGTTCCTTCTTTAATAACTCATTGGCTGATGCACGAGTCTTTGCATCACTATCTAAATCTTTATAGCCTGCTGCACGATATGCCATTAATGTATCACCAGTGGATAAGAACTCCATACAAAACTTCTCCTGCATAGGTGACAGTCCACCTGGCAGTTTGTTTGTTGCAAAGCTATTGTACTTCTTTTGTGCCTTATCAAGCATTTTGTATTTTTCTTCTTTAGAAATCTTTTTCATATACTTAATCCTTTTTATGTTAGCTTCTAATACTCTGCGATAATATTCCCTTTTCATCTCTACCAAGTCTGAACCTGCTGCTCTATGCTTACGAGTCGCTGCAGTTTGTCTAATGAGAAGTTTAAGTTCTTCATCATTTAGATGTTGGTAAAGTAAATTACCTTTATATTCCATAATAAGTATTATACATGAAAAGATAAAATAAAAAAAGTTTTTATTAAGGGTTGACAAAATGAAAAAAGTATGATATAATCTATTCTAACTATAGGGGGTTAAAGCATACCCCTAGTTAATCTTTTTAACTCAGTCCTGAGTCTATATATGTTCTATACAAGTTCATGACAAACCCCAAAATAGTTTTACTGGGACTCCCCACGTCAATATTTTGACACCAAATATGATTTGTCCATAATTTTTTGGGGGTACCCTTTTTATTCTACACGCATGCACCCCTGTTTTTTTTTGTCCCCCTTCCTTGATAATGGTTATTAGAATTATTCTAAATTAGTAACAATCCTTTTTTAATTGATAATGATTATTAATATCATTCTAAATAAACTTTGTTGTATTTTTGCAACAACCTTAGTTGATAATGATTATTAATATCATTCAAGTTAAGCTTTTTGATAATGATTATCAATCTCAACAAGTCTTTCACTGTCTTTTGATTGTCTTTATTGATAATGATAATCGTTATTAATTGGTACTAATTAGACATAGTAATTATTATTCATTCTATGAATGTTTAATAAAATCAATATATTAAATTAAAATGTAAAATAGTATTGACATATAACAAAAAAACTTTTTATGATATGTATCATTAAACAATTAAAATGTTTGTGTATAGTCTTTATATTGGATTTAAATATATAATGATAATGATTATCAATAAAATAAATTAAAATTAATTGAAATAAATATTTGACAATTAAAAAATAAAAATGTTAAGATTAATTAATATTAACTAATAAGGAAAAATAAAATGAAATATAAATTATATAAAGATAATAAATTATTAAAAACTTTTAATAATAGATTTAAACTTCAAGAATATATTCATAATATACAAGCATTTTCAGAAGATTATGCTTTAAAATATGGTGGATTTAAAATAAAGGAAGTAAAATAATGTTAAAACAAACTTTAAAATATGATTTATCAAATTTAGAAAATATTTTATTTGATAGTTATAAATTTACTGCTAAAGAATTAGCAAACCACTATATTAATTTAATTTACTCTAACGATAAACATATAAAAGCTTTTAATGAATTTCCTAAAAGCTTATTATCAATAGAAAAAGATAGTAAAACAAGTAAATCAACAAATATTGAAAGTAAACTTACTGCTATTCAATATTTATATCCAACAAAACAATCTTGCAATTATGCAAAAATTGCTAATTGTTCAAAAGGTTGTTTAAAAGATTCTGGAAATTCTTTAATATTTCAAAATGTTAATTTATACAGATTGAGAAAAGCATTATTTAAAATGCAGTATCCAATTGAATATTTAAACCTTTTGAAAAAAGATATTGATAAATTTCTATTACAATGCAAGAAAAGAAATTTAAAACCTTGCATAAGATTAAATGGTATTACTGATTATTCTTATGAAAATGATTTTTTAATATTTAATGAGATAATAAAACCTTATACTAACAAACATAATGTTAAGTTTTATGACTATACAAAAAATGCCAATAGAAATAGTCAAGGTTATATTGATTTAACTTTTTCTTATAGTAATGAAAAAAGATATCAAAAATATGTTGATATTGCATTAAATAAAGGTATGCGAATTGCAACAGTTTTTAAAGATAAGGATACTTTAGAATATTATCAAAAGCATAGTTTTTTAAATAGAAAAGTAATTGATGGAGATAAACACGATTTAACCTTTATACACGATAACGATATTGTATTAGGTTTAATTGCTAAAGGAAATTTAAAAAAAGATAATGATAATAATTTTATTGTTACTAAACCATAAAAAGAAAAGGAAAATAAAACTATGAATAAAATTAAA